TGGAAGGAAATCACATCATCGGCTGTGGCTGTATGGCGACAGAAAAATGAAACAATGATTTATGCCGGTCGCCGCGGAGGTACTGCATTCAGAAATAAAAAAACAATGCAAGTGCATCGCTCAGCCCCTACCGCTCCGCTTTACTACCTAACACTTGACGGATGGGATGTAGAGTTGATGTATCAGGAATTTGATGGCAAAAAAACGACCTACCACGAACGCCCAACGGCTGTAATAGTTCTCGACCCCTGCGTGAAGTATATTTTAGGGTACGCGCTTGGAACCCACGAAACTCCTGAACTAATTGCACAGGCTTTAAGAAATGCAATGTGCCATACCGCTAAGTTATTCGGTAAAATGCACCGAAGCCATCAGGTACAGAGCGATCGTTATGGTATCAAGAAAATGACCCCGTTTTACGAAGCGGTTGCACATATAAGTACTCCTGCAAAAGCTCACAACGCCAAAACGAAAGTTATTGAACCATTTTTCTATAAGCTAAACCATGACTATTGCCAGTTGGAAAAGAACTGGAGCGGTTATGGCGTAACGTCGGACAAAGAAAGTCAACCAAATGTGGAATTTCTAAACAAATATAAGAAAGATTTCCCTGATTTTGAAGGCGTTTGTAAGCAATTTGCCGAAATAATAGAAAAAGAACGTGCCAAAAAGATTGATCAATACATGAGCATGTGGACAGCGACATCGGAAGATGATAAACTTGAAATGTCGATAGAAAACTATTTATTGACATTTGGAACAACAAAAGGAAAAACAGTACAGCGCGAAGCTTCAGGAGTGCATAAAACTATTGACGGAATAAAATATACATGGGACTGTTTTAATTTGGCTTTTAGAAATTACGATCATATAAGTTGGACCATCCTTTTTGACCCTACAGACATGACAAAAGTAATGGCGGTAAATGATGACCGGTCGCTTAGATTCCTATTAGAAAAGCCATACACGCAGCCAATGGCACTAAAAGACAGAAAGCCTGGTGATAGCGGTGAACTTCAAAAAGTAAAAGAGTTTAATGCATCGCTCGAAAAACAAGTCGCTGATTTCAGGGAGCAAAATATACTTAAAATGGCTTCGGTAGTTCCGATGATGCTTCAGAATGATACGCTTCAAAAATTCTGCTTGACAGATTCGGAAGGACAACATAAAAATAACCGAAACAAAGGACGGAAAGAGCTACCCGGACGAGTGAGCACCGGAAAACTGAAGGGCGCACCGGTGGAAGATGTACCGGAAGATAATAACCCATATAATATCTATTAACCTAACTTTTCCAAAGTCGAAAGAAACTTTGGAAAAGAAAAATACAACACACACATGGAAACAACACAAAAACAACAGATTGTAGAAACATTAATATCTTATTGCCTACGATATTCATCGGATGGCGGAATAAAAGATAAAGGACAAAATAAAGCAGCTAACTCGCTTAAGAATGTAAGTTCAGCCACAATAAGTCACATGATAGGTGGCACTTGGGATTTGATAAGTGACGAAATGTGGAGGCAGGTTGGCGTTCAGATTGGACATAAGTTTGTAAAATGGAATTATGCTGAAACAAGCGTTAGCCGGCGATTAAAAACGGTAATAGCAGACCACAAAGATAATCACGGTGTGAGTTCAATAATTGGTGATGCCGGAATTGGTAAAACAGAATTTTTGAAAATTTTTGAAAAAGAGCAATACGCATACCTTCTTAAATGCTCTGATTATTGGAATAAAAAACAACTGTGCATTGAACTTCTTCATGCGTTAGGAAAAGAGCCTGACGGAAAAAATATTAATAGAATGATGCAAGAAATTATTTCTACTCTAAAAAGTCAACCCGATCCAATTATTATGATTGATGAGGTTGACAAGTTGAGCGATGACCTGCTATATTTCTTTATTACTCTATATAACGAGCTTGAAGATTATTGCTCAATAATTATGGCCTCTACATCGTATTTCCAAAAAAGAATTGAGGACGGCAGAACAAAAAACAAAAAAGGGTTTCGTGAAATTTGGAGTCGCCTTGGTAAAAAGTTTATTGAACTGAATGGATTAACGGCTGCTGACATTACCGCCGTATGTATGGCCAATGAAATTACCGATAATAAAACCATAAGCGAAATTATTGAAGACTCTGAAGGTGATCTTAGAAGAGTAAAGAAGAAATGTCAGGCATTTCAGCGGAGTATGAAAAGACCCCCTAACCCCCTAAAGGGGGAATGAGATGGAAATAATAGATTTATGCTTAAATGATTTTTAAATGGGTTTTAAATGGCACTACAACGAGCACTAACGGTTGATAACGTACTTGAAAAAAAATACAAATTAATAGATTTTACAGGCGATTGGTTTGAGGCCTTCGATAAGCCGGAAATGAGTGGAGTTTGGTTTGTGTGGGGAAATGCGGGTAATGGCAAGACAAGCTTTATTATCCAAATGATTAAAGAGCTGGCGAAGTTTGAAAAAGTGCTGGTAAATAGCCGGGAGGAAGGTACACGGCACACACTTCAAAAGAGCCTTATAAACTTCAACATGCGCGATGTAGGTAAAAGCAAAGTGCATTTTGTAAATGAGGGGATAGATGACTTAACAACGCGGCTTAAAATGAAGCAATCGCACCGGATAGTGATAATTGATTCATTTCAGTACATGCAGATAAATTATAAGGAGTATATCCGATTTAAAGAGCAATTTCCTGATAAACTGCTGATATTTATTAGCCATGCCGATGGCAAAAGCCCTGAAGGGCGCAGCGCAAAGTCTGTAAAATTCGATGCCGGTTTGAAAATATATGTTGATGGCTACAGAGCTTTTAGTCATGGAAGATACAAAGGACCAAAAGAGGAATATGATATATGGCCGGAAAAGGCTTTGAAATATTGGGGAAAACGCCCCGGAATGGAAAAATAACAATTAACACATACACGGAAATGAAAAAAATAACTACAGTTACAGTATTTAACATTATCGACATGCCTCCTGAAGGCGGTTGGAAAACCAGTAAAGATGGTAAAGGAAGTGTTTTACAATTTAAAACTCGAAGACAAGCCGAAAGTTATTGCGCTAAGAATAAGACAGGATACGTTGAAATTAAACACATTTTTTACAGATAAAAGACACGGAAATGAAAACAATGGAAATTACACAAAAAAGCCTTATAAGGCGATTTCATATATTGCTGAGTAAGTATAAAATCAGCAATGAAGCAAAAGAAGCCTTATTGGCTGGGTTTGGGGCTGAAAGCTCCACGGAACTTGGAGTTAATGACTTGCTGCAACTTTGTGAGGCTATTGAGAAACAATTCACACCGGGATCGGATGAGTTGGATAAGCTCAGGAAAAGGCTAATGGCTTCAATTTACGGATGGCGTAAGGCGTTAGGTTGCGTAACTACTGCAACGGAGGTAAAAGCCATTGCCTGTCGTGCGGCCGATGTTCCTGAAGGTTACGGCGTGGATATACGATTTAATACTATTCCAAAAGAGAAATTGAATTCCCTGTATTATGCTTTCAGCAAAAAACAGAAAGACATAAGCATTGTAAGTGACATGACTGATGAGTTAATGAATAAACTAACAATTTTAAACTAATAAAAATGCAAGAACAACAAACTGTCGCTACGCCGACAACGCTAGAGGAGCTAACTGAATGGCTCGAAAACAATGAGATTGATCACCCTGATTACGACCGAAAGTTTGCAGAACTCAAAAGGCTGGAGGAGGAGTTGGAAAATGAGCAAGAATCTGATTAATATACCTCCGGGAGAAACGAGACTGATCGACGGTCAGCTTTACTTATCGGAAGAAAGTACTTTTGGATGTGTGGCTTGTGACTTGAGTAATCCAATAATCGGGTGTACTAACGTAAAAGTGATTTGCTGTTGTCCTCAAAGAGTTTTCAAAAAAGTTAATGATTATTGCTATGATTATGATGATTATGACGATTTTGAATATATGAAATGGTACGAAGCTTTATTGCTGATTGTGATTCTCATAATTCCGATGACTTATATAATGATAACTGATAAAATAAAAAAATTATGGCAAGAGAGAAAAAAGTAGTCCACACAGGTGTGACGAGTGAAACAATGGAAGCTGCCTTCAGCGAATATGCAATTGCAGACGCAAAGCTTCAGAAAATAAATGCAACTATCGACGTAGCGATGACTCAAATACGTGAGAAATATGCCGACGATATTGCGAAACTTATTGAGAAAAAAGACAAAGCCTTTGATGTGCTTCAGGCGTTTGCGGTGGAAAATAAGGACGACCTTTTCGGAAAGAAAAAGAGTATGGAAAGCGTGCACGGTACTATCGGATTCCGCACCGGAACTCCAAAACTAAAAACTCTTAAAGGCTTTACATGGCCAGCGGTAACTAACCTGCTAAAAGAATTTCTACCAACTTACGTACGCATCAGCGAAGAGCCAGCAAAAGATAAATTGCTTGCCGATCGGGAACTTGAAGAGGTTGCAACATTATTTCCTAAAGTTGGAATATCGGTGGCTCAGGACGAAACCTTTTTTGTAGAACCTAAAAAGGAGAATGAATGAAGCCCCCCGTCCCCCTAAATTGGGAGTAAGAAGGAATCCCGAATATAAATATTACTTCCATTTTGGTTGGTGGAGGGTTGATAAAATGACCTACTTTGAGAATGGCAGTATCGGAACGAAAGTGGCCGAATTTGCCACCAAAGAGGAAGCCAGGACAGAAACCTACCGACTGAACGGATGGAAACTACCAAAGAATTGATTTTAAATTTAATAATAATCAGCTTTTCCAAAGTAAAAGAAACTTTGGAAAAGCATAAACAAAAACAACATGCACAACTGGTTTGAATGTAAAATTAAGTACGAGAAAACTGCGGAAGAGGGTAAGATCGTAAAAGTAACTGAATCGTATTTGGTGGATGCTTTGACTTTTTCGGAAGCAGAGGCACGGATTAACAAAGAAATGGAACCGTTTATTAGCGGAGAATTTACGGTAGTGGCAATTAAACGTGCCAAAATCAATGAAATGTTCTTCAATGAAAATGGTGATAAATGGTATCGCGCAAAGGTAAACTTTATCTCTCTTGACGAAGAAAAAGGAGTTGAACGCAAAATACCTTCAACAATGCTAGTTCAGGCATGCGATACTAAAGAAGCCAACGAGGGAATAGTGCAAGGGATGAAAGGATCAATGGCTGACTATGAAATAGCAGCTATTACGGAAACTCCGATAATTGATTTATACGTGTACGATGCCGTCGGTTAAACAACTTCAAAGAAAAGCCAATCGCCAACAGGCAAATGAACTTCACGAAAAAAAAATTCATGAGGAGGAATTAAAAAAGGTGATGGGCTTTTCTTGTATGCTTCTAGTACTTGACAATTATGTTTTGAAAAAGGATGATTTTAAAATAACACTTACAGCCTATAAGAACATTTTTAGTAAAGATTTTGAAGCCGAACACATCTATGATTTAGTTGAGCCTGTAGGACAATGGATGTGTAGTTTAAATAAAGGAGTTTGGGAAGATAAATAATATCAGCAGATATGGAACTACAAGAATTTACAGGAAAATTATGGATGCATATAAACGATGCAATCCGTGAACGATATATAAGAGGTGAAGGAAAGTGTAACCCGGATGTCATATTGGTTAGCTTTCACCGTCTGAAAGAAATGCGTATCTGCATTGGAGAAATGAGTGTGAATTACGATCCTAAGCATGATATGCTAAAATACAGATCAATTAGAATTCTACCTGATCCTACAAAGGGAAACGACGATTTTGAAATTTTATACAACGTAGAAAAATAAAAGAACATGAAACAATTACAGATTACAGAGCAAAATGCCAGGAAGTTGTATAAGGATGCAACTCCTGAATTCAAGGCTACCCTTGAAGATACTTTTGGAAAAGAATTCTTTTCCGGTAAAATAACTGATCGTATTAAAACATACGAGGATGCATGCTCTGAGCTTGGCGAAGAGCCAATAGACGAAAAGAAGCTAAAAGAACTTGGTTTCACAGCTGATGAAATCACTTACCGAAAACTAAAAACAATTACTAAGGCACTTAATGAAGATGAAGTATTTGATATGCTTGACACAAATCAATACAAATGGTTTCCCTGGTTTAAAGTGTCTTCCGGGGGCTTCGTTTTCAGCGCTACGGGTTACGGTCGCTCGAGTGCGCGTGCGGGTGGCGCCTCGCGCCTTTGCTTTAAAAGTTCTGAATTGGCAAAATATGCCGGCGAACAATTCCTATCACTGTATTCAGATTTTATTAAATAACCGCCGAAAGGCACTAACAATTTTCACACATGGAAAAACAAGAAGTAGCACCAATGGAAAGCATCAAAACAATAGACGATGCTTTGAATGCAACCGGCATGCCGGTAACTCCTGAATTCAACGAAGTACCTGAAGGCGAAACAGGGAAAAGCAAAATCGTACGGTGTTGTGCTCTTTGACAAGAATTTTGAAAGTAATATGGAGGCGATACAGGCCGAATTAATAAGCGGGTGCTACCATACTTCGGAATACAGTGTTTTCAAGATTTACGACCCCAAAGAGCGCGACGTGTACCGCCTACCATTCCGTGATAGAGTCGTTCATCACGCCATTATGAATGTGGTTGGTGAAATATGGGTTTCCACTTTCATTTCTCACACATACGCATGTATAAAGGGACGTGGAATAAACGGTGTTTTAGTGCATTTGAAACGGGATTTAAAGGACGTTGAAAACACTCAATACTGTTTGAAAATGGATATAAGGAAGTTTTATCCGAGCATTGACCACGAGATACTGAAGGCGATTGTCCGTAAGAAAATAAAGGATATACGGCTTTTTAAATTACTTGATGAGATTATTGACAGCGCACCGGGTGTTCCGATCGGAAATTACTTGAGTCAGTTCCTGGCTAATTTGTATCTAAGTTATTTCGACCACTGGATGAAAGAAGACAAGCGTGTTAAGTATTATTACCGATACGCTGATGACACGACTTAGGCTACCCGCATGTGGTGGATTACGAGTAAATAACTTTCAAAATAACACAAATGATAGAACGAGTAAATAACATTCAAGATTGCACACAGCCCACCATTGCGGGTGAGGCGTGTATTATGCCACGTATTTTCTTGGTTATATTAAACATTACTTCGTGGGCTGGTCAATGTGGTGACGCAGAACACGTCTATGGACATTTAATATTGTCCGAAAAAGAAAACGTAGATATAAATAATGTTGAAGAATGGAATGTAAACCATTTAGGAACAAAAATAGAGATTTTTAGACCTCTTACGTTAGAATTTGCTAAAAAACTTGACAAAAAAGAAGGTGGAGGATTTTATCAAAGAGATTTTATTCGGTCTGAAGCAAATAAAGAAATTGCTATTACTAACCGTTTCGACACTTTTGAAGAAGTCGTAAACGCAGGAATTGCGAAGTGGAGGGAATTAGACATTAATTGTCCATTTATTAGCTTGTATGAAGGAGAAAAATATAAGGCAAATAGCTATGAGCCTTCTGATACGGTCTTTTTACAATATTGGGCATAACGGTCGCTACTATCAGCAATTGGCGATTAGCGGGCGATGCACTTTATTACTTAATCAAATTTTCAAGCGGGAGCGAACACTTCTAAATGCTAATAAACAGCCTAATGCTGATAGTTAGATGTTATCGTGTCGTTATTTCTTTCTTGATTCAAACTATAAAAAAATTACAATTATGTCAAAATTCAAATTCGAAGAACAATTCAGAGCAGAAAATCCACAAACAATTGGAGAAGCTGACAAGCATTATGATTTAGAAAACTACAAAGAATGGTTAGAGGAAAAATTAAGTTGGATTCCTATAGAGGAAGATATGCCTACAGAAAACACAGAAGTTGAGTGTAAAACATACTATCATGGAATAATGATTCTTTATCGAATAGGACATTTATTTTATTATGACGGGGCTAAAAAACGCATTGCAGTTGAAGTTTCGCACTGGCGTCGTTTCTTTTTATAATGCACGATAACGAATTAGGCTATGTGTTCGGGCGGATTAACCGAACAACAGCTTCAAACTTATACATAACCAGCCTGACACATAGCCGTGTGTTAGGTGCTGGATAATCTTTATTCAAAATGGTATCAATTTTATTTACAAGAGAAGATTCGATTTATAAAACAATGGGTTTAGACTGCTGGGATATAAAAAGAAATGCTTTGAACTGGACTGGTGGAAATCCAATTGTAGCACATCCACCATGCAGAGCGTGGGGACAGCTCAGCCACTTTGCAAAACCAAGAGAAGGAGAAAAAGAACTTGCCATATATGCAATCAATCAAATCCGAAAATATGGTGGAGTTTTAGAGCATCCAAGAGCTTCCAGATTATGGAAAGAAATGAATTTACCAACCGGCAACCAAGTAGACGAATATGGAGGTTATACATTATGTGTAAATCAAAGTTGGTGGGGACATAGAGCCGAAAAGAAAACGCTATTATACATAGTTGGCTGTGAAAAAAATAATTTACCTGACATTCCGATTAAGTTTGATTTAATCGAATATGTAATCACAAATACGGCAAGAAAAGGACAAGCCGGTTATAAACCAAGAGTCACACAATATGAACGGGAATCAACACCAATTGACCTTGCCAAATGGCTTGTCGAAGTTGCACAAAGGTGCGTTTCTTTATCTTGCACCTAACATCCCGCTATGCGTACCTTTAAAAACGCACAAATGTGCAAAATGTTGAAATTATGGCACTTACAGAGAAACAAGAATCGGCACTGCGAAAGCTTGATGCTAAAACCAAAATTGAAATAATGCACATTTGTGCAGATGATTTGGCTCTTTCTACTGTTGAAGAGTATTGTTTTGCTAATTGCGCGAAAAAGAGAAAAACATATAATGATGCGAAAGCAGGAAAATTATTGAAATTTGAAATTTCAGAACATATTTTTTTAGCGATAAATGATAAATAAACTAATTATGGCAAAGAAACTCAAAACATACGTGATATTCGTTAGTCGCACTTATCCGGCTTACCATTCCAAAAAAGGACAACCGACAAATTTTGTTGAAAAAATATCATGTGGATGCCAGTGTCCTGGTGAATGTGATATTTGTGATTTTAAACTGGGTAAAAAAATTACCACTTTTCGCGGCAATTATCCACTTTGGAAAAAGCGCATTGATGAGGTTTTAGCCGGAAACGCGGTAATTGTACTGAAGTATCATACGCTAGGTCGCTATGTAAAAGGTAATCAGCAAATAGAGTTTGCTCGGCTGGATATGGATAGTGGTGTAGGTATTGAGGAAGTTTTGTTTGATAATGCTAAAATTTATTACGCTTACCTGAAAACCGATCATAAAAAGAAAAAGAAGTATATGCCAATAAGGCTAATTGCTAAGAATGATGGATTGACATATGATGATTTTTCAGTTTGGTTTGAAAAAGGAGATTACGACTTGAAAAAGTCATTTGCATGTATTCATTTTACAAGTTTCAGATATGGAACACTACACGGCCAAAAGTAAAGGCACCTGGGGGCGCGAAAATGCAAAAACGGCGGAGGAACTGAATAAACTTTGCACTGAATTCTTTGAAAAGTTGGTTGTGCCGGAAGAGTGGAAGTTTTTAGGATGGAAAAATGTGGTAGATACAGAGTGCGGTTATATCTTCAGTATTGGCAAGTTGTTCCGCGATATGCGCACGAGTGGCATTGATTTGAAGGATTACCGGATATGTTTCTTCACTGCCTCACAGCGGGGCGGAATTGTAGAAAAAACGATTATTGATTTTGGAAAGTATAAATATCGGTCGATAGATCATGGGATATTTACTATTGAAAAGCTGAATGAATATATTAAAGAATTGCCCCCTAACCCTCCGCCAGCTGGCGGAGAACTTGAAAACAAAGTATATGACAAAGACGACGGCTTGCAGCATTTTAGAGATAGATTCTCAGATTGAGTGGTTAACGGAGTTTTCGTTTTATCCGTCACCAAAATACAGGGATTTTAAAAAAGAAATAGAGGAATTAAAGCAACAAAAAATAGACTTATATGAGCAAAATACTAGCAATTGATTTTGACGGTACAATCGTAGAGGATCGTTTTCCCGGCATCGGGAACTTGATACCGGGGGCAAAAGAAAATATTCAAAAACTGAAAACAGAGGGTTATTTTCTGATATTGTGGACTTGCCGCACAGAGAAAAGACTGGCTGAGGCTGCACAGTTTTTAGGCGAAAATGGAATTTTGTTCGATAAATATAACGAAAGCAGTCAGGCAAATGTGGATGAGTTTAGCGGATTGGACACGCGTAAAATTTATGCGGATATGTATATTGATGATAAATCTCGACCAAAACCAATGCCTGCATGGGATGAGATATATAACGAGGTTCACGAACGACTGCCAACCGTAGCTGATCAATGGGCAGAGTGAATGCCCCCTAACCCCCTCCCGACAAATCGGGATAAATTGCGGGGGAATATAAGAGTTTAAATACCTATTAAATACCAATTAAATGTCTAAACCTCACGCAAAACAAAAGAGCACCTTGGTTAATGCCAAGCGCGTTAAAGAGCTACTAAAGGCTAATTACGAACAAGGCCGTTACGATAAATGTAAGCTTGCAGTGTTTAGAACGAAAATTGCGCCTGAAATTGGTATTAGCGAGCGAACGTTTTGGCGATATTTGAACGAAGCGGATGAAAAGCCAGCGGCCGATCCAAATCAGTTGAAATTATGGGATGCCCCCTAACCCCCTCCCGACAAATCGGGATAAATTGCGGGGGAATAAGAAAGACAGATTTTAAACAACAATTATTAACCCTTTAAAAACAAATTAAATTATGATTAAAATTAAAACTTATCCCGTGATGGAGGATAGAAGTAGCGTAAGTGCCGAGCAGCTCGACCCGGAAAGGAGGCAGAGCATGTTACAAGTAATTAATAATGTGGCTATCATTACGCTGGATAAGGATGAAAACCCAAATAACGCCATGCCAATGCTTCTGCGTAGGTTTGAGAGCGTTATAGAGCAAAACGTGCAACTTACCATTGAACTGGAAAAAGCCCGTGAGCGTGAGCGGAAAATGTCGCTTACGTTTCCCGGATAAAAAATAATAGCGGGTTTTGTTGTATAGGTTAACTAAACCCGCTATATTTGCAAATAATTAACCCTTTAAATTTATTATTATGGAATCAACAATGGAATCAACAATGGCTTTAGTTTATTTTTTTTATTTAGCGGTTGGAGCTATTTTTCTAACCTGTTTCTTTTTTCTTTGTTCTAATGTTTCTAAAATCAAAAAAAGTATTGTATCTGACTATGACAAATACTTGTTTTATAAAGAAATTGGTGACAAAGAGAAAGCTTTTTATTACTTGCAAAGGGATTTTATTTTCGTTGTAAGAAAATATCAGGCTACCTATGACATGGTAACGCATTACCAACGATTTAAAAATTTAGGAAAAGGAATTCCGGATTTTAAAGAATTTGAGATTTATAAAGATAAAGAAGAAAAATAATTGACTTAAAAACAACTAATCATGAAAACAAAACTATTCACATTTATCGCATTCGTGCTATTGATGGCCTCCTGTACAAAGGACAAAGAGCCGGTTGTTACTACTTATCAGGTTTTTAATAATTGTACATCTTATTACACATCGTATGACCCGTATCTGAATGCAAGCCTCTACGAGGTGGTGGTATATTGTTATGCCGGAACCGATATTGTAAGGCAGGACAATTATACTAAAATAGCCGTGGGTGAAAAAACAGCACTAAAAGAAGTCCCGGAAACCGTGACCAAGATTAAAATTTCATACAAGGTATTGCCTCCAGAATCGACATACTATTCTGATATTAGCAATAATAGAGGATATGTAGTTGCATTTACTTTAATAGAACCGGGTAAAAATGTAGTTGCAGAATTAAAAGATAACTCAATGGTTAGTGCATCAATGAATATACGACAGCGGTTATTGAATAAATAAAGTCAATAAAAAAGCTCCTGAGCAATTTGCCCAGGAGCTTTTTTTATAAAGCAACCCATCCGTTTATTCCTCGCCGTTGTAATCCTTGAGAAGTTACTCTTATGCCATTCGTATTTCCAAACATGACCTCTAACCCATAATCATCTTTAAAATACAGGTATTTCAGGCTTCCCCAGAAGCTGAAGAACCCATCGTTACCAATTTCGGTGCGGCTGGGTGCTACTTCCTGAATTTGTATGGTTGCATCATTTCCCTGCGATAGGGTAATTTCACCCATCCCTCCAGCTGGCACATTGCAAGTTACCACCACGTTGTAAACAACATCGTACTCCCCGGCTGCTATTAATAGCTGGTTGCCTCCTGCCGTAGGCGTATAAGAGCCTTTGCCTAGTATGTCGAAACGTTCCACTGTTGAAGTAAGAGTAACTCCGGCTGAGTAGTTAGTGAGTATCCCGGCTGCCGCTCCCGAATATAGCTTAATATAAGTTTCGGTGGGTATAATTAGCTTTCCGTTGGTCGAAAAAGTTACTACGGGAGCGTCGGGAGTGACAAATTGGAAATTGTTCGTAGCCACATTGTATGCCGTTAAATCATTTATCCATGTTGGGCTTAAAAGCGATGCCAACGACTGAATGGGCGATGTGCGAAGTCTTATTTTTTCTAAAAGGTCATTATATCCAACTATTGCACCTCCAACTATTTTAAAATTTCCGACGTTCATTGCACCAAACATGTCCCAGTTTATTTTTCCGTTAGCCAGCGAGCCGCTTCCGTTACCATTCAGCTCGTTGAATCCTGCCTTGATGTCACCTGTGGTGAGGTTAAAGTAGGTAGCACCATCCACGGAACTGATCACACCTGTGCGAATATATTGCCCGTTGATAATCGTTTGCCCATAGGTGAGCGAAATGCCGCACACGCCGCTGATAGGCGAATGCAATACGCCTAACAGAAAAAACCAGTAATCACCGTCGTAATCAAACTTATGCGCCGCAGCATCGAGTAGTATGGTTGCCGCATTGGTGGTGCGGGAACATCTGGCATAAATATACAGCGGGAAATCAACCAACCCATCTTCGAAACCTCCGCCGATATTCCACGTTTTTACTTCAGTATCGGAAATGCCAAAATGCACCAATGAACCGGATGACCAGGAGAAAGTAGTATATGTTCCGTCGTTCGGCTTAAACACTACATCGGTTTGCAATTGCTGGCTTTTAGAGCCTACGCTGAGCATGCTTGTTTCTATGCTCAGCGGTTTTATGTTTGTCGGATCAAAATAGCCATCGGTGTCGAATATGGTTTTACGGAGCTCGTCCATATTCCGGTAAGCGCGGTTGTAGTTTTGCTTCATCTCTCGGTTCACCGTTAACACCGTGTTTTCATTTTTAGCAATATCGGCCGTCATGCGTTGCAACGTTGACTTTACTACCGTGTCCGACAAATCGTACTGAATATTCCACGGCTCTAAAATGCTACGGGTAAGCTTTACAATGCGTATTTGTTCGTTGATTCCGAAATCGGTATCGACAATTTGAACCAGATCGCCACACTGGATATCAGGTGTATTTACCTTGGCATACAAGCTGCTGAAATTACCGCGATAGGTAACGCGTGGGTGACTGTTTTTGGTCAGGTAGTCGGTTGCTTTGGTTTTTAGTTCAAGTTCCGCATTTGCCTTGTATATATCCGGCATAACAATGTCGAGCAACACATATTTATCGTCCACAGCAGGGAAAATTGACTCGTTGGGGATGGCAAAATCTTTGTCGTCCACATTTGGAATTACGACGAATGATTTTTGGGCATTGTAGTACGATGAAATTTCCAAATCATACCCGGCACATTGTCCGGTAAGAAAGCGCACCTTAGCGGTAGTGCCGGCTAACAGATGCTCATTTACGTTGAAGTCGAGATTGGCATCGGTAAAAATTTGAATGTCAGAGCTTACGGAGGTAACCGTTCCGGCAGGCCCCGAAGCCAAGCGGGGGTAAACATCTTCGAAAGTTTTAAAGCCCTCAATAACACCGTAAAGGTCAACATTTGCCTCTAAATATGTTTCCGGGTCGGGGATAAGAATGCGCTTAGAACCTCCGCGATAGTTGGCGGCTATATTTTTTTCGCCCCCAAATGGATAAAGGCGGGTAATGACATCGGCGCTATCCACATTTACGCGTTCAATGTCGTAAAGTGTAGATCCGTATTCGAGCACCAAGTCGGTAGCGCGATGTACCGATGTGAGATGAATGGTATTGCCGCTTACGTGGTATTCGGTTTCATACTCGTCGGCGAGTTTACTTAGCACATCAAAACATTTCTCGTTGGAGAAAGTCAGCTGCTTTGCTTCACCATCTATTACATCGCCAATAAACCACTGAGGAGCCCCCCCACCCCCTGAAGGGGGAGCAAGAGCGCGATTCAGATTTGAAACTAATAGTGTAATAAAGGTAAGCGGAGTACCTGTAAGCGGGAATTCACCCTGTGCGGGTGTATCGGTGTTGTCAAAAAGCAGGTAAGCAGTTTTTGTCAGTTCATAAATGGGTGCCTGAAATACGGCGGTATAACTCCAGCTATTAGTGGCTATTTTCTTTGGTACAATGGGTTTATTCAGCGTAAACCTCACTCCGTTATACTCCACATAATCGCCCAGCAACAGGTCAACATGCGCTGCCTGTTCCCACGCCAGCGTGATGGTTTCTTCTCCCATTACCGCCTTCGTATATTGCGACGACGCTGATGGGAGTATGGTGAGAATGGGGTTTAAATTACGGTAGATTTGCATTTATTCAGCAGGATTCAACGTTTTTACCATTGCATTAAATCGCGCTTTAGTAATAGCCTCACGTTGCGCCATAATTTGATAGCAAACCATAAATTCATCGTCTGAAAGTTCCATTTCTGTGGGAGTTTCCAGTTTCATGTTTTCATTGATTTTCTCAGCGAGGTTGACCAATAAATCGGCTTGTTCGTCGGTGAGCGACCCCATTCTGATAAGCATATCTGGCAAAATCCGCCCAAATTTCTGTTGTACTATTTCCCGTACAGGCTCGTTGTTTTCGTTCAAAGTTACTTTACCAGTTTCCAGTAAAATTGGTTTTCCGTTGAGGTCGGAAATCGTTCCGTTTAAAATTACTTTTTTCATTTTTATTATTTATTAATTAAGAATTTAACCATGCTTTAAATACTGACTTTTCCATCTGAGTCAAATAACCTGCAGAATTTTTTACATATACTGAATAGGCTGCTGTTGAAAAGTCAGTGTTTAACATCAGGTTGGCATTAGTGCCGTTACCAATATACGTTTCGCCACTTTGCGTGCCTATTTCTACTACTCCACGATAACCTACACCATTATAGCTTTGAATGTACAGGTGATGTCCTCCGCCTTGGTCACTGCCTAACTGAATAAGGTCGGTTGCAGAAAAGGCAAGTGTGTTATTTGAGCCGAATGATAAGAACTGAGTATCGGAATATTTCAAAATAACATTCCCGTAAGTATTATTTAAGTCGAGCAACTTACTAGCCGAGTGTGCCAGCTTGGTAACGTTAATACCGAGTGATAGCTTTTGAACGTTACTCGATGGGCGTTTTAGTTCGACTAGCGAATCACTTGCCGTAAATATAGTTGCACTTGCCACTTGCAGCGAGAAAGTGGCAGCGCCATACATCGAGAGATTATTACCGACTAAACGGGAATCGTAATCAGTTGACCCAAAATAAACAGAGTTATTTATGTTCTGAAAAACCGTGCGTCCATTCAAATAAACGTTTTCTAAATTAGCCGTTAACAGCGTGGATTCCAGAGCTCCGTAATTCATTCTAGGAATCACATTGCCATGAATACCGCTTGCTGGCATGGCTGCAATGCTCGTGCGCACATTTGATTTCTGCTGTGTGGTCAGATTTTGAACCAAGTTATAAAATATAACCGGGTCAGTTTCAGTGAGTATTCTAATTTGTGACATAATTAATCGAGATTTAAATAAAGTTTATCATCGGTAATTGTAAATACGGTAGAGGGGTTGTTAATAATACTTACCACGCCATTTACAACTAGAACAAGGTCTGCGTTAGAAGTGAAGTGAGTGTCTTGCAACGGTTCTAAGCATTTGATTTCAAAAGTGGCACACACCTGTCCTGTTCGGGTCTCAATGGGTGTCAGTTTTTCGGTTTTCGCCACCCCTTCGTAAAGCAGTGTGAAGTGTTTATCCAAATCGGCAATATACAGGTCGAAATTTCCGGCTTGAGAAAGCTCCGAAAACAGCGCATTATAGTTGCTCCAAAAATCGGCAGCTGAACTTCCTTTTATTCCAATTTTCAGGTTAAACCGCTTGGCTTCGTAGGTGAGCGGCGTGATAGTATCAACCGAAACACCATCTCTATCTATATATTCATGCTCCAGTCGTTTACGAGGCATGGGTGGCGCAAGAAGTTCGTTATAGTTACCTTTAAATATGTACGCGCCAAACGTGCTGTAAAGGTCTATGTCGTTTATTTTCCAAAGGTTATTCATTAGTTTACAGTTGGTAATTTATATTTTATAGTTAAATATGTAGTGAAACAGTAATTAATTAGCGTTTAAAGAACAATTTATTGAAAAAGGATGTATATTTGCAGTCAAGAAAGCGATTGGCTTGAGCACCGGGATATGTTCCCAACCGCTCGCCGGTCGCTTTTTTTATTTTATCCACTTTGTTACAGAATATAAGAACCTCGTTTTACGCATACGTCCTTTTGACATTACTTCTTTTTCGGCTACATTTAGGTAACACGTTTTGCCGTTTATTTTTGCTTCATAGTAATAAAATCCAACTATATTATCTTTTCTTACTTTAGAAAGCTTTGCCGGCTTAACGAAGGTGGCTTTTTCTAAAATTTTATCAAGATTTTTAAGCTCCTCTTTTTCTAAAATTCCCTTCGCTCTTGAAAAGGTATCAGAATACAAATGCTTGTTTCCATCCTTTGTGAATTTAACTTGAATGGTTTTTGTCTCATTTTCAACTATTGCGGTTTTCTCAACTACTTTGCTTTTCAAAATTTGCATTTCTGCGAGATACTTTTCTCTATCAAGCGATGCCTGAGATTTTTGCATCCAATTTTTTGCAGTAATAATAATGTCGTCCTTTACGCTTTCGCTGCAATACTTTTTGTACGGATGTTCATCTATATTTAGAAACTCAGCCGTTTCAGCCGGATTATTAGCAAATACAGGGTCAACTTCGCCACCACCTTCAGGAACTCCGGTAACGGGTTCGTCCGTATTTTCAACATCGCATTCGCAACCCCAATCGCTCGGAGGCATGTGTATTGTCCACCATGGATGACCTATCGGTAAAATGACTGAATTTGGATCATAATAATGTTTGTGGGTATCTCTTGGATTTGCCGCTGTTGATGGCAAGTATTTTAAATTAGGATATAAATGAGCCGTTCTTTCGTAACCTTTCAGCTTTTCTGCCATACGGGCGGAACGAACTGCCATGTTATACTCGGTTTTTAACCAGTTGATACTGTAATCCTGTTTAATGGTTGTGCCATTCAACACTGTTTTTCTAAACTTATCAAACGAGCGTAAATCGCCTTTTTCGTCAATCAGCTGCGCCACAATTTCGTTTTGCTGAGCATGTGATTTGAATGCTGAAAATACAGCTGCATTGGTTTTAAACTGATTAATAAACTCCGGATCTGTTTTTCCAAATTCCGTTGAAAAAGCCGAGTCAATGCCTCCCTGCAATGTTTTATTGGTTATGTCGAATAATGGTTTAGAAACCGGAGACGCAACACCTTGCGTCTCTACGCTATATTGTTTATATATGTCTTTTATGGCCTGTTCAAAAAGTTTGTCAATGCCTATCCTCGTTGTATAACTCGTCGATTTGTCGGCTAAATTCAGAGCGCTCAGTGCCCGGCTCCCTATTGTCCGGGCGTTGGCGAAAAAATCAACCATTCTCCTGAGAACATGTTTGTCCGTATCTGAAAGTTTTACTTCTTTCTTTTTCTCCCCTTTAGGGGTTGGGGGTTGTTTTTCCGGTGGCACTGGTTCGTCGCCGACTCCCCCTTCAGGGGGTTGTGGGGCAGCGTTAGGGTTGACTATTGGTGTTGCTGCTTTTCTGGCAATAACATCACCAGCTGCCGCTTGTGGAAGTCCAAAAGTTTCATGGAAATAATAAGCCGGAATTTCAATGATATCGCTCAGGGCAATTAGTTCATCAACGGTCAGGTCTTTTAATACCTTTGGAAAAACGAAAGCGCCATCCTTTACTTTAAAGCCACGCGCTTCGAGAATTGGTTTAAGTTTTTTGTTCAGTATCCGTTGAACGAAACGTAAGTCGGCCTTATTCAGTTCCTCCTCTACATCCTTATGAACTCCGGCCTGCGCTTTGCTGGAACCGTCCATTGTAGTCATGGTCTGACTCAGGACGGTAATAAGCATAAACTCCTGAAGCGTCTTTATGAAGTCGAGATAAAGCGCAGATCCGGCACTTCCGCCGTTAAACTCAGTAGTGATATCGGTTTCCTTTGGTACGATCAATGTAGAAGCCGCGCCCTGGGCGTCGAAAGCTTCCTGAAGTTGTTTGCGCGCTTCCGTATCGTAAATGCTATATTTACCCACGCGCTGAGGCATGCCGAACAGTTCCACCATTTGTGCCCAATCGCCCAGTCCACCACGCTGCAGAATCACATACGGAGCGGCACGGTGCAATAAACCGTATTTTGTTGATCGGTTTTTTATTTCGATAATGTTTGGAGCTCCATCGTACGAAATCCCGGTGTCGTAATCCGTTTCATTAATGGCAATGAGTTTCTTGTCAGTCCGGATATGTTTCCGGGGTGCGGAATAAACATCAAATCCGTTTGAAAAATCGAACTCGGCCACAGTTACTCCCCAAAATACGGACTGCATAATTTCCTCGAGCATAAACTCAAATTCGTCCGTATCAATAAAATCAATCATTTCCTGCGACTCCTGGCCATCGGATAACTGAAAGGTAAGATCGGCTCCCTTTACTGCGCGTATGCGTTTATCAACCGCATCGGCCAGTATTCCGTCGGTCATTAATAACTCATATAAATCGAACAGTTCTTTGTACCGGCCATAATCGGCGGACTTAAGAGCCTTAGTCCATTTGTCCATTGACAACAGGCTACGATTAACCGGTTTTACAATTACCTGATTAATGATGATAGGTTGATTCTTACCGCCTTTTTTGACGGTGGCTTTTACTTCAGTCATATCTTAGAAATGATTTTCGCGTTTCTGATTGGAATTAAAAATGATTGTGTTGGTTTGATCGGGAACCGGTAACGCCGGAAGGCTTGGCATTACTTCGCCTTTTTGAACCTGACGGAGCCAACTTACAGCGCGGTCATAACGTTTCTCACGAACATCAATATCGGTGTTTACATTGCATATATTAATAAAGTGCCATACGGCAATATCTTTGACAAATATGATAAGCAAAGCATTGCGCTGCGCTCCTGTTTTGGCCAGTTCCGCTTCAATATCGAAGGCATGCAGATATCCTTTGGCTTCTACCAGTGCTCCGTCGATAGCAGCTTGTAACATTGTTTCGTCTCCGTCGCTTATAGCCTCAATTTGCTCTGCGCCCAGGTGTGTGGTTATTTCGTCAGGTGTGATGTACATAATTTGTTGAATTGACCCCTAACCCCTAAAGGGGGATAAGAGATGTTAGTATTATTTTCCTTTTTCCCCTTTAGGGGCTAGGGGTTCTTTCTTTTTGTATACTATGTTTATTCCCGGTATTTCTACCGATGTATAAATAGAATGTGAGTTGATATGTCCCTGCGTATCGTAAAGCTGAATTCCCTGCATTTTCTCAATATTCATACTTTGCTTAATCACGCTTTCATTCTTCAGCCACTGTATCTGCTTCCGATTTACAACCCGATATTTTCCGCCAAGGAAATATACATATGTACGCTTTCCTTTTCTGAAGTGAGTTCCTCTGGCCAGTTGCTCGGCCTGCTTTATCGCTTTGACAAAATGCAGCCGGTTGGCACGCCATTTAGTTCTGGTTATTAAAAACCATTTAATGATATTGATAAGTTGTTTTTTCATTCCGTGTGTTTGTGTTTAATATCTTTTTTTATTGACTCGCGTTACTCCGGTTACAATGCTGTCGCCGGTAATGGATATCGCTTTGTTGTTACAAATGAATACTCCGCCTTCAATCGCATCCGGGCCGTCGGCAGGTGCTTTCATGGTGGCCGAGAAAAGTTTAAATTGTTCCTCAAGTCGCTGCATGTGCGGATTGTTTTTTTCTTTGATATTGAAAATTAATCTACCGGTACGAACAAGCGGTTCCAGGTTGCCTTCAATACGACTGAACTTATCAGGCTTTTTGCGTCCGTCCGGGATAACTCCAATGTGGTGTTTTCGTTCCTGGCCTTTTCGGAAAAAGAGTGGCATAAAAACCTGTTCGAAAAATGGATCCTGAAGCGTATTGTTTTCTATGTAATTATAGATTTGAGTCCGCTGTTTTACAAAGTCCTCAATAGCATAGAACCAGTCCACAAATTCATCATTCGTCACGCGATCCAGAAAACCGGTTATCACATAAAAGCTTCCTCCATCACTACCAATAAGCCACAGGGCTTTGGTTGAATTCTTACGGTCGCCTACGTTGTTGCTAGGGCTTGGATCGGCGTATGCAATCAGGAACTTGAATTTGTGAATAGCCGGAACATCTCCCCAGGTTAGTTCTTTGAAAACGTCGCCTTCAGAAACCGGATTGTTGAAACATTCAGCTTGTTGGGCTTTGGTTGACATTTTAGAAAGTACCCGGTCTATTTGTTCCTCCGAGTTCTTGGCTGGCCACGAACTTTTCCCGTCTTTGTTTCGGATATTGACGATGTCATGTTTATCGGCACGTTTGGCGGCGCGAGTAACACAACAGTCACGAGCAATAATGTTTCCGAGTACTAGGAATAAAAGCGGCTTCGAAACCGAACGTGTCATATACAAGGCGCGTTCTATCCAGTCGAACCGTTTGTAAATGGTGTCCTTATTTCGGCAGTCCTCATCCGTATCAATATCGGTGATCAGAATTGAATCGGGACGTAGGTTTTCATTTTTCTTACCACGCGGACTTTGCCCGGCACCAAGTGCCACGTAACGAGCTCCGCATTTGGTAGTAAAGTTTCCGGTTTCCCAGGTGCCAAATGTTTTCTGTTCGCCGTAATAGGCGATGATGCGTTGATTTGCATCAAAATTCAGCATGTAAGGTTTGAGCAGATCACAGGCAGCATCATACGAACTGGAGACAAAAAGGGTAAAGCGTTTTTTACCGGTCAGGTTCAGGAACATCATTACCATCATGGTAACGGTGTCTTTGGCCAGCTCGCGGCTCCAACTGTTTACTTCGTACCACTCGTCGTGTCCAACGATCCGTTTAATATAGGCCAAATGGAATGGGGCGAAGTCGGCGGTTGCGTAGTTCGGAAACATATAATTACACCATTCAGCGGGACGCGCCTCGAGATACTTACGATGCTTTTC